GTCTCAGTATCAGTACCTGAAACTTTAATTAAGTCTACATCACCTAGACCGTTAGTGTGTGTAATTAAATCTTGTAAATAATCTTTCATGTTTTTCCTTTGTATACCTATTTAGGCAGTTTATGTTGTATATTATATTATATTTTATTGCGTAAAGCAATAGCAATTTACCCGAAGCTGAATAAATCATCAAACGTACTATTCGTATCTGTACTACTACGAATATCCCAACCAAGTACTCCTAACAAGTTATCAATCTTTTCATCAACCAATGTTTGTTCCATTGCTTGGTCATCGAATGGTAACTCTGTGAACCATTTTGGTAATCGTAATTCGTCAACTGGATATGCGACACTAGTAAAACCTAATGGGTTGGGTTTTAGTTTGCAAACAATAACCTTCATACCATCAATAATCTTTTGACTATATTGGTCGCTGTTTACTCTACGCAAGTAATTGTAGTTCAATGCCGCACGAACGTGACCAGGCATATTAGCACGACCTGTACTACTCTTAGACTCTAAGTCACCATAGTATGTAAGTTTGTTCACACCTTTGGGAGAACCTTTAGTCCAACTATCTTGTGCAGTTAATACCCGTTTAAAGTCTTTGATAGCCTCAATAACTTCATTACGGCCCTTACCTTGTTGAAGAACCATTTGCAATACATTCATTAAGAATTCTTGTATGTATTTAGGAGTATCAGCACGTTTCAAGTCAAGACCCATAGCTTTGATATCACCAAGCTTACCATCTTTATCTTTACGTTTACCTTCTTTGTCAAAGATATTAATAGCATAACGTTTCTTAACAATAAAGATAGCACGATCACCAATCAGTTCACGACCAGCTTTAATGATTGCACCATTCTTGCGAGGTGCGTGAAAGGCCTTCTCCATAAATGCAGGAAAACTTTCATTTGCTTGGTCTGCAATACTATCGTATAAACCAATACATAGTTCTTTATCCCACACTAACTCACCTTTTTCAATCTGAGGCTTAAGTGTAGGATAAGCAGTGAAGTAACAACTATCAGTATCACCATACACAATTGCATTGCCTTCGTGTGAATAAGAACCTTCAACTGATTCATTAATAGTACTCATCATATGTTTCACAATCTGACGACCACTTAATGTTACTGATTGACCAATGCGCTTATCATAGAAACGACAATGTTCATTCAGTAGCGCACCATATGCTGAGTTCAATAAAATCTTACGAACAAGCTGACGCTTATCCCAGTATTCTCTGTCCTCAGTAGTAGTTGATTCTTTCAGCTTCTTCTGCATTTCTTTACGGTCTGAGTACCAACGTGTTAATAGTCCAGGAACAATACCTTCTTTTTCATAAGTAAAGATTGTACCATTAGCACTGAGCATCCAAGGTCTATGACTATCGAATACCATCTTCCAAACTTCTGCGGCACTCATTTCTTCAGTACGACCATCTTCAAAATCAACAGTAAGAATAGTACCACGTTCTTGATTCATAATCGCAGTATACTCTAACGCACCAAATAGGTTCTCCCACAAGATAGCACCTGTAACCTCATCGTCACCTTCTTTATAGCGTTTCTTCTCACTAGCTAAACGAAGGCCTTTGTCTTTCATATACTGGTCTGTGATTGTCTGTCTGATTTGAGCAACGATGGTTTCTCCGCCCATGTTAAGGGCTCGAATAACCGAGGGATAGAGCGAGTTAATGTCAACTGCACCGACCCATTCGTGCATTCCTCTTTTCGGCGTAGCAACAAAGGCACCTGCTGCCTGCTGGATTTCTTCTTCATTTTCAACCTTTCGTTTTTTGTCCGGAACTACTAGCCCACGTTCGTGAGCCTCATTAAAAATTGCCATCTCAATCATTGCTACTGAACCCATAACTGTTGGAAGCAGTACTGTGTTTTCGTGTGCAAGTTGATTAGCCAATTCTAAAAACTTTAGTTTGTTGTGAATTTTAACCAACAACATTGTATCTTGTCTATTGTATTCAATGAATTTTTTAAAGTCTTTGTTATACAACTGGTCAAGAGTACCTTCATATTGTGTTTTGTTCTCACCGACTTCCATCTCACCGATAGAGTCAAGTTTGTAACTATGGCGTGATTCATAGTTATACTTTTTATACAACTGTAGATAATCCAAGTGAATACGACCTACTAAGTCATAAGTTGTTTCACTTTTACCGAATCGTTCGTACTCACGTGCTTTAGGTAATTGACCCATCAAGCAAAACTTGCGAGTGTCATCTTTACTCATCACACGTGTAACACGATTAACCATATAGGGAATATCATAGCCCTCAGAGTTCCAGCCAGTCAATACATCAGCATCTTCAATGAGTTGAAAGAAAACATCAAACATTTCTTTTTCATTTGTGAACAACATTGTGTTCTCAAACTCACTAGTGATTTCTTGGGCTGTTTCACTGCTCATATGTTTAGGAGCAATCACTAGTGTAATGCATTGGTCTAGCCAATCTAAGTAACAACTGATAGCTGTTACGGGATTGAATGGATCACTAGTAGGACTGAAACCCTTTTCAGGATCAAAGTCTACTTCAATGTCAAAAAAGCAAGTATGAAGTTTAGGTGCATCAACCTTAAGATAGTTTTCGCTTAAGCAACGAAAGACCACGTTAACATCAGATTCAAATAGTTTCTTATTTGAATGAATACGTTTTTCTTTTTCAAACTCTTGTCGTTTGCGAGTACTGAAACGACTAACTGGATCACCATAGATACTACGATGCTTACCCTTAGGGTCAGGATAATATAATACGTAATTAGTAGGGTATTCTTTGTATTGACGCTTGCCGTTACTATCCCGTTCTACCACGTAGATACGATCCTCATCCCTGCTGTGAATAGCGTCAACGTAACTCAAAGTGTTTTGCCCACAGTTTCCAAGATAGTGTTGAGTTCATCGTGGTCTTTATTAGTCTGACCGAGACTTGCCTTGTGGGCAATCTTAATTGCTTTCTTCAATGTAGAAGCCTTGATTTCAAGTTCTTCTGCTACTGCTTTGATAGTGTCGTTCAGTCCACCATTCAATGTATCAATTTCGTGTAGTACAGTCATACCCTCATTGACTAGTTGAGTTAGCTTAATCTTTGCTTCACCGTTAAAGGTTCTGTTGTAATCTGACATAGGTTCTCCTTAAATAATTAGTTAGTATACTTGGCTTGCGTAGAGAAGTCAAGTATTTTGCTTACCTTCGACAATCTTTTTGACCAAAGTATGCAATCCTGGGTTAACTCGTAATGCGTGTGGCATCAATTCATTGCGAATGTAATTACGGGTATAGCGTGAATTTTTGTTTGATTCATCTTCAATCCAAGGCACATTATGGCTTTCGCACCAATAGATAAACTCTTGTTTGCGTGTAGTTAAAAATGGTCTGATTACGTTGTTGCGTGTTAATGGGATAACTTTGGGTGTGCCGTTTAATGCTGACCAGATATATGTCTCAACACAATCGTCCAAATGGTGACAAGTGATGACTGGGCCAAGCTCACTTAAAAATTCATAGCGTTCTCTTCGCCAGTATTCTTCTTGACTTTCTTTGCTACCTTTTTGACTGCGAGGTGATCCGTATAACATAGGAATATTGTTATCACCACAATATCTGGAAACAAACTCACTGGCTTTTTCGCCGTTTTGTGTTCTGTGATTAAAATGGGCAATCGTTACTTCGTGTTTGCGACTTAGAAAGTCAACAACTGCCATACTATCTACACCACCGCTACAGGCGATTGTGATACTTTTGGGTAAGGGGACTGTTAACTTAATCATCTATGCATTATAGCATAGATATTTGTTTATTGAAAGATATGATGGTTCTGTTCACCATATATTTTGATGTACTTGCCCGCAAGCATATCTGCCATTGCTTCTATTGGGCTACCTGGATAACTATCACCGGGCTTAATCATATCTAGTTCACCTTGACGAACGTGAACCAATTCATGGAATACTGTGCGTAGTATGTCAACTAGGTTACGATTGTTCACATACACCCAAATTTTATCTTCACCCATTTGATGACCGCCGGTGTGATGATTGTTTTGTGCTTCTTCAGTATCCATACTAAGTTCAATCTGTGGCTTAGTTTTTAAATGTAAACGTTTACATGCCCAATCACAAAACTTATCAACTTCTTGTTGTAAGTCATTATCACCACCTTCATCTAGTTTATTCTTAATCCAACTATCAGGATTACGATGATATTTTTTGACAAACAAATCGTGCAAAGCTTTGCCCGTAATACTGTGTTTACTAGCGATTCTTCGCATTAGTTTATCGATAGTATTATAGTCGTGTTTTTCTAAGCTAGGAAGTTTTCTAGCTAATTCACTGGCAGCGGATTCATTAATAATATCTACACTTAGCATATTTACTCATACTTATGGTCGTATGTTTTATAATCGTGTACTAATGTTGATCCGTCACTTTCTGTAATAGTATGAACAACTTTATAAGTTACTAACCATTCTTTATACACAGTCAATGAATCCTTACCATGCTCTTGCTCACTTGATTTTTCCCAGACAGCTAACTGTTCAGGTGACTTATTTGAACGGATCCACTCATAAAGAGGAACCATTTCTGGCAATTCAGAAACATAAGTATGTGTCGTTGTACCAGATTCATCAGTGACAGTTTCTACAATAGTAGTCATATTAATTCCAATCAATATAGAGTATTTATCATATTTTTACTAAATACAGGATGAAATTTGAAAATATACAAACGATACAAACACCGTATTCTGTACATTCTATGGGTCAAGCTCATTTTACTCCTATATACGGATTCGATTTTGTCCCTGAAATAGACCTATTAACTCTAAAATCTAACATTAGTAGTGCAGTTAACGATAAAATAACAGTTATTGATGAAGTCCGCTACGTTTTATTAGGCTCAATATTATTAAATATGGTTATATAATATGAAAATAGTAAATGTAAAACCAATTATTACTCCTTATACA